CCGGGCGTCGGCCTTGTCCTCCCGTTCGGCGTCATCCGACGCCTGCCACTTGAGGACCAACAGGGCCAGCCCGGTCTGCAACGCCTGCGCGTTGGCGAGGTAGAAGGGGTTGGCGGGCATGGTGACAAGGGACGCCCAGATGGTGCTGTCCAGCCTCGGGCGGTCGATGTCGTCGCCGTCCGCCACGTCGTCCAGCGCCTGGATCATCTGCCAAACGTCCAGCAGCCAAGCAATCGCTTCAGGCGGCAGGTCCAACTCTTGGAAGTGCACAACGAGGGATTGCGCCGCCTCGTCCATTACGTCACCTCGCGGCCAGACACGCGGATGTTGATGGCGGACGCCGTTCCGGCGATGGTCGAGATGATGCCACCGACCGCCAGCACCTGTCCGACCAACTCGGGGAACGTGTATGTTTCGCTGGCCTGTAGCGTCTTGGTCTTAACGATCAAGTTGTCGTTGCCCGCAGTGCCGCTGGGGTTAAGCAGGTTGACGCTGATCGTCGCTGCCGCAGCCGAGTAGTTGGTAGCGGTAAACTTGTCGATGATTGCCGTCACGCCAGACGCTGTGTACTGGGTGGTCTGAGCGTTTTCGGCGGTCTTGGCGGGGACGAGAACCTTAACAGTTACAGTCATGTCAAACTCCTTGGATGGATGGCACGGACGCCAAACTTACGGTCACAATAACAGACGGCGTGGCCGGACGCACGGGGCCAGTTTGCGCTGCGATGTATTGGATCGTAGTCGCCGTATTAGTTGTGGCCCACATTAACTCAACATATTCGTTTGCAGCCAAATCAATAAACAGGTTGAGCGCCGCGATCAAATGTCCATCAACGCCGCCGTGGCTGTTTGGCACCGAAAACTGGCTGTTGCTGTCCGCAACGTTAGAGCCATTTTTGCGCATCCAGACATCCGTGTCATGTATCTGCGCGTCTGTATTTACAAACTGAATACTGAACTGTACGTTGTAAACACCAGCTTTATCAGCGACGATCTTTGATTTGCAGGTGCCTGTTATAGTGGTAGAGGCAACCGTTTGTGACGCGCTGACAACGTAGGTTCCGGTACTGCCGTCCGTGCCCGTGGTCTGCGACACGATGTAAGTACCGGCCGTAACGCCAGTTCCAGTCAGAACCATACCCGGATAAATCGGCCCTGACGTGATGGCTGTGACCGTCATGGTCGTGCTGGCCGGGCCAATAGAGGCTGTAAACACCGCCGTGCGGTCTTCTATCCTCACGCCGCTGCTGAACTGCGTGGTATCATACACGACCGGGAATGCCGTCGTACTTGATCCGTCTGGCTGGTCGGCGGTGCTGTAGAAAGACCCGTAGATGGGCGCCGGAACATGCGGCGTCATAGGCGGTTGGAGCGCCAGCGCCTGAATAGCCGCCTCAAGATTGGTAGGATCAAACGCGGCTTGTTGCGATGCAGCAAGTGCCTGAATTGCTGTCTCAAGCGGGGCTAGATCAGATGCCACCGCGGCTGAGGACAGCAGCGCGTCCGAGAGAATAGCGTTGGCGTCAATCGTTTCTGCCGGTGGCCCCTTCTGAATGTCCTCTAGCGAATTGCTGCTTTGGCCCGTCTGGTTGAACAGGCTCAACAAGAACAGATACCACTCACGCGCGATCAGTCCCGTCCGCGGGTCCGTCAGCGGTACGCGCGGCGGTGTAATGTTGGTGATGTTAACCACTGGTGCCGCTCGCCTGTAATTCAGCCCCCATGATGGCGATTTTGATGGGGTCGGTGCCAGACACCTCGTAAACGCGGTCGCGTATCTTGAGCGTCATGCCGAGCCGCCGCCAAATGGTGCGGTAGCCGAACTGTCCAATTTTGCCCATTGACCGCCAGTGCTCGTTCGACCAGGTGTGACCACCATCATCGGACCAGCGCAACATGACCTGCGGATCATAGCCAGGTAGCGCAGTGTAGCTGTTTGTGGTCAAATACATAGGCGGCTCGAAAGGAACTGGAAACGGCGGGGCCGTTGTCAAGACAAGCGAGCTGCCGCTAACTTCTGTAATAAGAAGTTCGCCAGTTTCAGTCGTCAAATCACTTTGAGTATATTCCGCAAGAAGAAAATCGCCATTTTCGGCAATTAAATCTTCTGCCGAATAGGCTGGGTATTGAACCAAGCCAACACCCGTCTCGCAGTCAAGCTGAAGCGAATGTTGCGCCGTACGCCGGAGCGTGTTCTCGCCAGTCGGCAATGCGCGCCACGACCGCAGCCAACGCTGCACCTGACCGTTATCAGAATAAACGTCCAGATCATAGGCGTAGAGATTACCGTTCTGGTAATCACCCACCAAGTTCTCGCCGTTGAAGAACACCTGCGTCGCGCCGCGCTGCCGCGCCCATTGTTCGTTTTCCCACGCCCAGCGTTCGTGCCATGCACCCGTTGTGGCGTCGTAAACCCACGTCGCGCCAGCAGACGGGAACGACAGCACATAGAACGAATGACCATCCTGTTGGTATGTGTAGGCCACAGCGTCAGACATGTCGCCATATTGCTGAATTTGCCACTCGACCGCGTGCGTCGAGATACGCTGGCCTTGATAGCCGTTGGCGACGTAGACGATGCCCTGACCGCGGAAGTCCTTGCCGAGCCAATAAACCTGGTTGTTCATCTTGGCCACGGAGAACCGCGCCGCGCAACCCAGCTCGTTGTAAGCACCCTGAATACGCACGAGCGGGAAGTCAGACAGGCCAGCGTTGTACCAGACCTCAGTCGAGTTGTTGCCGAACAGCCAAACCTCGCGGTGATCGACGATCATGCTGATAACGTTGTCTGGGTCGCCTTCAGCGCTTACGAAGTCCAGCGGGTCGATGCTGGTGCCGTCCAGCAGGGCTGTCACCCAAATGCGCTGGCTGTTGGGTTCAATGAAGACAAAGTAGCCGTCAAGATAATCCACGACCGAAGCGCCGGGGAAATCAGGGTCAGTAATCTGCGCGAAGACGTTGGTCGAGGTGTTGTAGATGTAACCAGCCGGGTCGGCGGCGATCATGATTTGCGTACCGTTGTCGGCCATGCTGACCGGGCCAGAACCGGACACCGTACCAAGCGCCACAACTGCGAAGGAGCTGCTTACGCGGTAAAATGTATTTCCAGACACAACGTAGACATATGCACCATGTTCCCATAGCCCGCGGATAGGGCCGGTGCCGACCGTAGCGCGCAGAGACAGTCCAGGCGCGCGCTGAAGAAACGCTGGCTGCTTACCGCCTTCAGACACCATCTCAGGAAACAGGTTCACCATGCGGCTATCCGCAGCGTTTACGCTGCGGGCCACATAAGATGAACCAAGGATCGGCGTCTGCATCGCTTAGGCCAGCACTGCGCCGCGGAGCGAAATCGCCCACCAATCAGTTCCGAGGAACTGGAGGACGCAAGCATCGCCCACCGCGTTGAACGTGATGGTCGTTCCTGCGCCGAGGTTGGTCGGCGTAAGGATGCCCGTGTCACCGCCAGCGGCTTCCGCCACATAAACGATGGTCTTGAGTTGACCCTCGACGCCGTCAGCCAGCGTCAGTGCGTTGCCAGTGGCCGTAGACGTGAACTTAGTAACGGGCTGCGTGACGTTGACAGCGCCAGCGCCAGACAGCGCCTGCACGGCCTCAATCACAGGACCGCTGAAGGTCTGGCTACCCGTGAATGTCTGCGCCGCGTCCGTCCGCGCAATCGTTGCGCTGGTGGACGGGAACGTCATTGTTGTGCTGTCAGTACCTGCCAGCGTCAGCGAATGGTTGGCCGTCAGCGTCTTGCCGTTTGCAATTGTCAGCGTGGCGCTGGTTGCAGGAGCGGTGATAACCACCTTGTTGATTGAGGTGGCGGTCGCAACACCAAGAACCGGAGTGACAAGCGTCGGGGTGTTCGACAAAACTGTACTGCCGGTCCCCGTGGAAGTCGTAACGCCTGTGCCACCGCGCGCGACGCTCAGCGTCCCGGTCGTGCCAGCAACAATCGGAAGCCCAGTTGCGCTGGCCAGCGACGTAGAACTGAACAGTAGTGCATTCGTAAGTTTTTTGGTTATGCCGTTCTGAACAATCGGAATTTCATCCGTCGGATCCGAAGCAAGTGCGGCAGGAAGCTGTGAGATGGCGACAGTGGACATGATGTATCCTTAGTAGTTTCCGGCAAAAATGTTGAACCGCTGCCGCGTTCCGACGATGCTATAAGGCAGCGCCATAATGTCGTCAGGGTTGTTGATGCGCTTCAGGTTGCGCTTGGACGTCATGGCGATGCGGGACACCTGCCGCGACGGCTCGACGCCAAACTCGGGGGCCAGTTCGCAAGCCAGATTGTAGCGGAAGCAACGCAGGTAGCCTGGCGGAAAGGCCAGATTGGTCGCCAGATTGGCGGGCTGGTTCAGCTCCTGCACCGACACGATGTGGAACTCCAGCACCTTGGTTGGCACCGGATAGACGTACATCTCAATGTCCGGGTAAGTCATGTTGACCCACAGCACCTGCGGATAGGTGGACGTGACGGTCTTGACCGCGATGCCGTTGTACTGCTGCTGGTTGATCAGCTTCAGGCCGTAGGAGATGCCGCTGGCCGGATCACGAAAGTAGGTTGCGTCGTCGATCAAAACCGGACGGTTGCCGACGATATTGCCGGTCGGCCCGAACGTTTGGAAACGGGCGCCCGGCGGCCAGCTAACGACCTGATCCTGCGTTGCGAAGACGGCAAGGCGCTCCGTATTCCAGCTTTCGATCATTTGATTTAGCGCGTTCAGGGCGTCCTGCGCCGTCTCGGAAGACGGCGTTTCGCCTTCAGCCAGCACACCAATCAGTCGCAGGGAGCCATTGATAATGTCGCCAGCCGTTGTCATGCTATTCGTCCTTCGTCACGCGGGGGCGACCGCGACGGCGCGGAGCCTCGGACAGCACATTAACCTCATCGGCCAGTTCTGGCAAGTCATCGGCCGGAGCCTCGACAGCCTCCTCGACGGTCTCTTCAACCATGTCTTCCGGGTCAAACCGCACCCAGCCGTGGCTCTCGTCGTACTGCGCTTCCATTTCCATGGTGGCAATCTTGACGCCGTGCTTGGGGTGCATCAGGTAAATTTCAGCCATTGCTTTCCTTTATGAGAAACAGGCGGCCCGAAGACCGCCTGTCTGGTTAAGACGCAACCAGCGGAATGGAGAACCAATCCGTGGTGTCGTACGCGACAAAAAAGCAGGCGGTTTTGGCCGCCATCGAAAACGCGGTAGAGCCTGCAACGCTGTTGATCTTGGCGCTGCCAGGAGCGTAGACCTTCAAAATTGCGTTGGCCGTGTCGTCGTTTTTGATGGCAACTACGCGGCCAGCCGTAGGGGCGGGAAGAACAACGCCCTTGGTAGCATCGGCCGCGGTAACCCAGCTAAACGAAGCCGTCAGAGCCGTTGCGTCGGCGCGGGTAGACCCGGCCGCCGCAGGCTTGGCGACATCAAGATTGAGCGAGGATACGACCGCGCCGGAGAAGGTGCCGCCGGAAATAACGGCATCGGTGATCGTAGTGCCCGAAACCAGTTCGGGGTCCGAGTAAGCAACGCCTACAGGCTTTGTATTAGGCATGGGTGTCTCCTTGAGGGGTTAGGCCCCTGCCGAAGCAGGGGCCGTGTTGCTTACGAGATGGCGTAGAGCGCCCAAGAATTGTCGCCCAGCCTGCGCGCACGGAACGAACGAACCGTGCCAGCCGTGGCCGCGATGGTCATCAGACCCTGCGAGCCGCCCGAGCCAATCGACCAGCCCGTGTTGGTCGTCATGGTGATGACGCCAGCCGTGGTGGTGTTGATGACGCGGAAGTCGAAGGTCGTGCCGACCTTGGAGTTGGACAGCAGTGCATCAAGGTCCGAAGCCAGCGGAAGCGTGTAAGCCGCCGTGGTCGTCGGGGTGCCAATGATGATGCCGTTGGTGATCTGCGCCGGGGTCAGCGTTGCGCTGTCCGTGGCAGTTGCGGGGGCCGCAGCAACGGAAATCTTAACTTCGTTAAGATTGCCGTCGTTAAACTGATAGCCGCCGCCTACAGAGGGAAGTGCCATGTGCGTGTTCTCCTAATTTCTACCTGTTAGCCCCAAAGACGGCAAGCCATCGGGGCGCGAATGACCGAGTAGCCATACAGCACGTCAATACGGCAGGGCAGACGGTCGTTGTTGATGTCGTACTGGCGCACAACGCGCATCGAAATGCCGTTGTGAACCTGGCGAGAAGCTATATCAACACCGTTCGGGAGCAACAGGTCCGCGGTGGCGAACGAGATGGCGTCCTTGTGGTAGATCAGGTTCTGCGGGTACTGCGTCGAAGCAGCGCCCACGAACGTCACGGCGGCGAGGTTCTGCGGGAAGCTGTTCACAGTGGCCAGAGCGTTCGACGAGGTGTAGATCGCCGGACTGATCTCAACGTCCGTGAACTTGCTGGCCGCGGCGGTGTTGGCCTTGGTCACAACAAACTGCTGGAGCGAACCAGTGGACTGACGGGTCTGCGGGTTGACCGCATACACGTTGGCAATCGTGAAGACGTCGCCGACGGCGAGGGTATGACCCGTGGTGCCGTTGAGGGTGATGTTCGAAGTGCCTTCCACCGTCATGGTTCCATCGACCGTGATCGTGCCGGAGCGCGAACCAGTCGTGTGCTGCTGGATGGACTGAGACATGTTGATCTCTTCGTAGCCCAGCACGCCCTCGCCCATCAGACCGTTGCGGAACTGACGAGAGATGGTGTCAACCGGGTT